CGTATGCGTGTAATCGGACCAGTGCTTGGCAGGTTGATGAATGAGTTGTTGCGACCATTGATTGACCGTGTGTTTGCCCTGATGCTACGCGCTGATATGCTTGCGCCTGCTCCAGAGGTTCTTCAGGGCATTGATATAGATGTAGAATATGTATCGCCATTGGCTAGGGCGCAGAAGTCTAGCGGCTTGAACAATACTATGAGGGCGCTTGAAATCTTACTGCCACTTGCAGAAGGGTTGCCTGTTGCAGATCACATTGACCCTGATGGCTTGGTGCGCCATATCACAGATTCACTAGGGGTGCCAAAGGTCACTCTAAAGACCCAGCGTGAAGTAGATCAAATGCGTCAGCAAAGACAGCAAGCACAACAAGAAGCACTGCAACGTCAGCAAGAGCAAGAAGACATAGCATCGACAGCACAAGCTGCGCAGGCGGTAAGGATGGTTTCTAAGTGAAGGAAATAGATGAGTTAAAGTTTATGTATCGTGAGACTTTTGATACAGAACATGGTCAAAAAGTTTTGCGGGACTTAGAGGCGCGTTCAAACTGGCGTGCTTCAAGCTATGTGGCAGGCGATCCTAATGCCACAGCCTTTGAAGAGGGCAAGCGTGCCGTTCTTCTTCATATCCACAACATGATGATTAAGGAGTAACCATGTCAGAGGAAGCTATCGAACAGGTAGCCCAGCCAGAAGCAGCACCGCTGGAAACACCAGCAGAGATTGCATCAGGCGGGTCTGGTAACGATTTCTTATCAATGATACCAGAAGACCTAAGAGAACATCCAAGTCTTAATCCTATAAAAGACGTTAGTAATCTTGCTAGATCATATGTAAACGCGCAGCGTTTGATTGGTGCAGACAAACTACCGTTCCCGACAAACCCTACAGATGCAGACCTAGACAATATCTATGGAAAGCTAGGAAGGCCAGAAAGCGCGGAGGGTTATGAGATAGCGCCAGATGGCGTGTTGATTTCTGAAGATGGCGCAAAGTCTTATGCAGAGATGGCTCATAGCCTGCGGCTAACACCAGATCAGGCAAGTGGAATACTAGAATATTATAGGGGCATGGCATCTGCAGCCTCTGAAAGCAGTGTTCAAGCAGAAACCCAGCAAAGAAACTCTACTGAAATGGCCTTGCGTCAAGAGTGGGGTGAAGAGTTTGATGCAAAACTTACGGATGCTGGAAAGGTTGCCAAACAATTTGGTGGCGGTGATTTGCTAGATATGAAACTAGCAGACGGCACAAAAGTTGGAAATCATCCTGACTTTATTCGCGCCTTTGCAAAAATGGCAGAGTTTCGCAGTAGTGTTACAAGCGAGGATACCGTTTCTGATGCTGCGCAAACAAGTCTTGCTTCTCGTCAATCGGCACAGCAAGAAATACAGGCGATCATGCATGGTCCTAATTACATGAACAGAAAAGACCCTGTTGCACGCCAGGCGGCGATTGATAGAGTTAATGAACTTATGAGTGTATTGCATGGAACAGAATGACTTGGTACAAATACGCTTAGAGTGTTTACGTTACGCAATCGAGTTTGGTAGTGCGCGTGACGTTTTGGAACCTCACCTACTCGCAGATAAATACTTTGAGTGGGTGATGCAGGGTAGCGGCAAAGAACGTCCTGCTGGCAGTCGGAAAGACGGCAGCGCCACAAGCGCTAAAAAAGCCAGGAGCGTCCGAAAGGGTAGCGCACCGACATTAGTGTAAACGAAACCGTGTGAGAGGAGGACAGCATGTCCACACAAATCACCACGGCGTTTGTACAACAGTATTCTGCCAATGTGCAGATGCTATCTCAGCAGATGGGTTCTCGTCTGCGGGATGCGGTGCGCTTGGAAACTGTTGTAGGTAAGAACGCCTTCATAGACCAGATCGGTAGTGTGACTGCGCAACTGCGTAGCAGCCGCCATGCCGACACACCACAGATTGACACGCCACATCAAAGGCGGCGTCTTTCGATTGCATCATACGAATTTGCCGACCTGATTGATGACCAGGATAAGGTGCGTATGCTGATCGACCCGACATCTAGCTATGCGCAAGCTGCTGCTGCAGCGATGGGACGCGCTATGGATGATGTCATCATCACTGCCGCACTTGGCACTGCCTCTACTGGTGAGACAGGTTCTGGCTCGGCAACCCTAGATGCCACCAACAATATGGTTGGCTCTGCATCGTCAAACGACGGTTTGACTATCGCAAAGCTCACTGAAGCCAAGCGTAAGATGGACTTGAATGACGTTGATCCTTCAATCCCACGCTACATTGCTGTAGGGCCAAAGCAGATCGAAGACTTGCTTGGCACAACGCAGGTAACGTCATCGGACTTCAATACTATCAAGGCACTTGTTCAGGGTGACGTGGATACCTTCATGGGCTTCCAGTTCATTATGACCAACCGTCTGGATATTGATTCCAATGACATCAGATCCTGCTTTGCATGGGCTGAAGATGGTATCACTCTTGGTGTTGGCAAAGATGTACAAGCTAGGATTGATGAGCGCAACGACAAAGGTTATGCGACCCAGGTTTACTACTGCATGGACATTGGTGCTGTGCGGATGGAAGAAGCCAAGGTTGTCAAAATCTTCTGTGATGAAACCCCAGACTAAGAGAGGAGTAGAAAATGGCTAATGTAAATACGACTCTCGTGTCCAACCTGCTGGCACTGCCTCAAGTGGCATCTCCAGCTAGGACTTTGCACGGCACAAAGCGCGTTGCAATGGGAACAATCGCACTGGCTGCTGGAGATCTTTCAGCAACAGACACAGTGATGCTTGCTCCTATTCCTTCAAACGCAGCAATCGTGAGCATCAAACTTTTCAATGATGACCTCGATTCTGGCACAACCAACACTTGCGATGTTGGCATTTATTCAGAGAGTGACGGTACTTTCACTGCACTTGACGATGATGCCTATGCATCTGCAATCACAGACCTACGCGGCGCTGTGGGCGGTGTTGGTACTGATGTCACGTTTGAAGCGCGTAACATCAACCTGCTCGGTCAGCGAGTATGGGAGGATGCAGGTCAATCTTCAGACCCAGGTGGGTACCTGTTTATTGGTCTGCTGTTTGACGCAGCGGGTGATACCGCAGGCGACCTCTCATTCGTAATTGAGTACGTTGTAAACTAAACTTTGGGGGGGCAGCATTGCCCCCTCTTACTTGCAAAGGGGTGATACTGCTATGCCTTCCGTGGTCGATATTTGTAACGAGGCGATGGACTTGTTGGGCGCTGCAACTATCACCGCGCTCACAGAAAACTCTAAAGAAGCCAGATTGTGTAACCGTCGTTTTGAAACCGTGCGTGACTCTGTTCTACGCGCACACCCTTGGAACGTAGCGATTACACGCGCAGAGCTTGCCAAAGACTCTGCTGCACCTGCTTTCGGATTTACCAGTCAGTTTACTTTGCCCACAGATCCTTTTTGTTTGCGTGTTCTGTCGTTTTTCAACAGCAATGTAGACAGTGACATAGCTGCTTACGATACGCAGGTTATGTTCAAGGTGGAGGGGCGCAAGATACTGAGCGACGAAGATACTTGTCAGATTGTGTACATTGCTAGGGTAGAGGACACAGAGTTGTTTGACTCCCTGTTGTCTAGCTCTATTGCTCACAAACTAGCATCAGAAACAGCCTATGCAATCACTGGCAGCACTAGCGTGGCACAAGGTATGCAACAGCTTTACGAACTACGATTGCGTGAGGCTAGATCAATAGATGCTATGGAGGGCATGCCTGATAAGATCATTGCTGATGATTTTGTGAATATAAGGTTCTAGAATGGCGCGTGTTTCAACTATCATCACAAACTTCCAGTCTGGAGAGTTTTCTCCGCGTTTGGAAGGGCGCATAGATTTACAGAAGTACACTTCTGGCGCACAAAAGCTAGAGAATATGATTATCTTTCCTCAAGGGGGAGTCACCCGTCGTCCAGGCACCAAGTTTGCTGGGCAGTCCAAAGATGGCGGCAAAGTGCGTCTTATCAACTTTGAGTTTAGCGACGAGCAGGCATATGTGCTTGAGTTTGGTGCAAACTACATACGTTTTTACAAAGACGAAGGAATACTTACTGAAGCAACAAAAACCATCACGGGCGCTACAGCAGCGAACCCCGTTGTCATAACGTCAAACTCTCACGGATTTAGCAACGGAGATAGAGTCTTCATTTCAAGTGTTGCTGGTATGGTCGAGCTTAACAACCGCGAGTTTACGGTAGCCAATCAAACAACAAATACTTTTGAATTATCTGGTATCAATGGCAGTGCGTTTACGGCATACAGCAGTGGTGGTACTGCTGGTAAGATTGTTGAGGTAACTACGACATACTCTGCAACAGAGGTGTTTGAGCTAAATCATGTGCAGTCAGCGGATGTGTTGTTCTTGGCGCACAAGGATCACGAGCCAGCAAAGCTAACAAGAACCACTACAACTAGCTTTACGCTTGCTGACATAGACTTTATTGACGGCCCTTATGAAGATGAAAACTCAACAACGACAACGATTACGTCGGATGCCAACACTGGCACAGTAACACTTACTGCATCAGCAGATTTGTTTGATGCGTCTAAGGATGTCGGATCTATATTCAGATTTAGAGATGTGATTGAGGTATCTCACGATGAGTGGTCTACAAGCGATCAATACTCACAAAATGACATTATTCATTTCAACGGTAACGTCTACAAAAAAACAGATGCAGGAACTAACGAAGCAACTGGCGCACAAGCACCAGTGCATCTTTCTGGCTCAGAAGTTTACGGCAACCACACTTGGCAGTACCAGCACAGTGGCACAGGCTTTGTAAAAATTACCGCTGTTACAAACGCAACTACAGCAACCGCGATTGTGCAAAACAGTTCAGTTAATAGTGTTATCAATGACTTAGTGCTTCCTGCAAACGCGACATCAGGAACAACAAACTGGTCGCGTGGTGCGTTTAGTATTCGTAATGGCTTTCCAAGAGCGATTGCTTTTTTTGAAGAGCGTTTGTTTTTTGCTGGCACCACGTCTCAACCGCAAACAATCTTTGGCTCTGTCACTGCTGACTTTGAGAACCACACACCTGGCACTGTGGATGACAATGCAATCAACGTGACTATTGCTTCAGACCAAGTAAACGTTATCAAGCACATGATACAGGGACGCTTTTTGCAAGTCCTGACATCAAGCGCAGAGTTTACAATGTCAGGTGGCACAGGCACACAACCTATAACACCAACGAATGTAAACGTACTGCGAGAAACTACTTTTGGATCATCAAATGTGCGCCCGATACGTGCTGGAGCAAGCACCATCTTAATTCAAAAGGGCCAAGAAAAGGTTAAAGAGGTTACGTTTGACTTGGATACTGATGGTCTTGTTGGACGTGATTTAACCGTCTTGGCAGAACATCTGGCGCGTGGTGGTTTGACTGACATGATTTGGCAGCAAGAACCAGAACTAATCTTATGGTTTGTGCGTAGTGATGGTGTTTTGATTGGTCTTTCTTATGATCCACAGAACCAAACAGTTGGGTGGCACAGCCATCCTATTGGCAATAGTGGTGTCGTCGAAAGCATTACTGCGATACCATCAGGTGAAGAAGACCAAGTTTACTTGTCAGTCAAGCGCACGGTCAACAGTGCAACAGTGCGCCATATCGTGTTTATGGAAAAGATTGAGTTTGGTAGTGATGTATCAGATGCGTTCTTTGTAGATTCTGGCCTGACATATGATAGTAGTGCGACAACCACGATAAGCGGGTTAAACCATCTTGAGGGGGAGACGGTGCAAATTCTTGCAGATGGATCGGCGCACGCAAACAAGACTGTCTCAGGTGGTGCCATAACACTGGATCGTAGCGCCTCTACGGTGCATGTAGGCTACTCTTTCGACTCCAAGGTACAAACCCTGCGGATGGAAGGTGGAGCCAATGATGGCGTCTCTCAGGGCAAGATAAAGCGTATTCACGGTACAACAGTGCGGTTTATAGATACGGTCGGTGCAGAGATTGGCCCAGACGAAAGCAACCTTGATCGTTTGCCGTTTCGTGATAGTTCTATGTCAATGGATACAGCTATTCCGATGTTTGATGGCGATAAAGAGATATCTTTCCCATCTGGCTATGATAATGATGCAAGGGTATTTATCAGGCAGTCCCAGCCGTTGCCTATGACCGTCTTGGCAGTAATGAGGAGGTCTAATACATTTGATGCTTAACGTGCGAAAGTTTCAAGAAAGTGACGTTCACAACATTGAGTTGGGTTATGAGTTCACCGCTGAATCAAGGGCGGGACTGTGTAACCACGATAATATTGTGGCTTATACTTTGGTAGATGGTGAGGAGATACTTGCCGTGGGTGGTGCGCACGTTATGTGGTTTGGGGTTGGTGAGCTTTGGGTTTTGGTGTCTCCAGAGGCAAAGCGTAGGGCTGCGCCATTTGCGCGTTATACAAAAGGTGTAGTTGATACTATATTTGAAGAACACAAACTGCGCAGGATGCAGGCGAGCGTTCATGTTAAAGATCATCCAGCTATAAGATTTGCTGAATGGCTTGGCCTAGAGCATGAGGGATTGATGCGTAAATATGGTGTACGCGGTGAGGACTATATTAGAATGGCAAGGGTGATATAATGGCTGAAGGTGTTGCACAAGCTGCGAGTGTAGCGCAAAGCGTTTTGGGGTTCAAAGGCAATCGTGCTTTAGCTAAACAAGCGCGACAACTTGGAGAGTTTCAGGCAAAAGTTGAAGAGAACAACCTTGTTCTTACGCAACGCGCAAGAGCGCAGCAAGAGGCGTCTGTTCGCGCAAGCGCAGAAAGATTGCGTGGAATACAAAGGACAGCTACCGCAAAGTCAGGTGTTCAAATGTCTGGCAGTCCTTTGCAGGCAATGGCTGATACATATTTTAGTACAGAGCGTGACGCACAGCGCGTGCAGTATGCTGCGTCAGTTGAAGCGGCGCGTTCAGCAGGAGCGGCAGCCATGCGCCGCCTTGAGGGAGAGTCACGGGCGGCAGGAGCAAATCTAGCGGCTTTGCAAAGTTTGCTTGGCGGCGCTTCCGATTTTTCATCTGCACAACAGAATCAAAGACTATATGATCTTCAAGTTAGCTCTTACGAAAGGGATTTAGGTAGTGCCAAAAATACCCCTTTATAACAAAGGTCTTGGGCCATCTGTTGACGTGGCAACGGGTCAGCTTGGCACAAGCATTGATGCACAGGCTCTGTCCTCTCCTGCTAGACAGTTAGCCTCTCTTGGTGAAACTATAGGCAGGGCTGGTCAAAATTTTGCGCAAAATCAAATTAATTATAACTCTCAAAAGGCAAGAATAGATTTTGAGTTTGAGAAAGCTGAACAGAGTAGAGAGACAGACAAGGCCGCAAATCAGTTAAGTCTTGAGTTTGGAAGACTTGCTGATGATTACATACTTAATTCATCAACTAGGTTTACCACAACGAGCGCGGCTGCGACTGCATTTAACGAAAGCATAACGGCAAAAGCAAAGTCAAGAATCGCCGCGTTGCCTTTAACTGATAGGCAAAAATCTTTGGTAGAAAGAAAAGTTTTGAATGGCCTCGCGCCCAAGCTTACCAATGCCAAAACAAATGCTTTTAATCACGGCACCAACGAAAGCACCCGTTCGCATAACGCTAGAGTTGATAGTGCTTTAGCAGAACTTAATGGAAGTGAGGACAGTGAATACCTCGCAACAGTCTCTATGGACTTGATAGAATCTGCAAACAGTTTGGTTGCTAACGGTGGCAATCCAAGAATACCGGCTCATCAGATAGGTCAAAGAGTTCTGGCAAGCTCTAAGAATGAAGCTATAGCATCAGCGACCACTTTTGAAAGACTAGATGAGATAGAAACTGGAATTGACAGACTTATGGTTTCAAGTTCAGTTAAAGATTCTTTGCGAACCTCGATAAGCACCAGAAGAACTGCACTAAAACAAGAAATCAATGACGGTATTATAGGGGATATTAATAATCTTCCCTTAGAAGATATTGCGTTTGAAGAGATTGATGCTGCAATTAATTCAGTAAGAAAGAATGACTCTGTTATTACCTTGATGTTTGAAGTGCCTGGAGTGGATGGAACTACATTTGAGGCAGGGCGCATTGATTTGACTGGCGCTGAAGAAGCTATGCGCGAAAGGGTATTAAATAAACTTATTGCAGCCAAAAACAAAAAATTATCAGATACTGACGATGAACAAGTTGCAAGATTTGTTTCGTATCTTCCCATATCTGATATCGGGGAAGCTGATTTTGATACTATAGAAACTGTTGAATCTCTTTTAGAAAATGCAAGAAAAGGCAACTTTGAAGGCAACAAGCAACTTGAGTCAGAGTGGAAAACCTTGACAGAGGAGCAAAAGCTTAAAATTGAGGACTTGTGGCAAAATAGATTGCAGTCAGCCAGAAACCAAGTTTCTTTTACACAAAGAAAAAATGATAGAATTGAAAGGGATACAAATGAAAAAATTTACACAGAAAACAAAGAAAAAATATTAAATGGTCAATTAAGCATAACTGATTTGAATCAATTAGATTTCATTGGGGGCGCTGGAGAGACTTTGCGTGAACAGCTAAAAGATTTAGCTGGGAGAAGGTCAAGGGGAGAGATTTTGACTGATAGTTCCCCCGGAATATTTCGAGAAACAAGAGACAAAGTATTTACAGGGCAAATAGCATCCTTAACTCAAAAATTTACTGTTCCCAGTGACTCTGATGAAACAAAAGCAGCAAACAATGGGGCTGGTTTAAGTTTATTGGAAAGATCAGGGCAAAGTCTTAGTGATGATGATGTAAGTGATTTTGAGAATTATATTTCAACTAGACAAAGGGCAACAGAATCAGCTTTTAGCTCACAACGTCTTAAAGAGTTGGATAGATTCCAAGCTTTTTTAAATGCTTATAAAGACAAAATTATTGGAAATCCAGCTTTTGCAAAACTTAACCTACAAAGTGATGCAAGGTTTTATGACTTTACGCAGCAAATGAGAAAAAGGTTTTTAAAGGGGCTTGGTGATGGGATATCTGCTACAGACTTATTAGATCCGCGATCTCCGAGTTTTTTAATTCAAGCAGACGAGAAGTTTACACCAAGCGATCAAGAGTTAATGCAAGAGATTAGGCAGGGTTTAGCTCAAAATCAAGAAATGCCAGGGCTAGATGAAGTAAGGCCACCACAAAAATTGCCTAATCAAAGCATGCAGGATTATTTAAATAGCGAAGAGTACCAAAAATGGAAAACAGGCCCAAATCCACCAATTTTTAATAACCTTATGGGGGCAAATTGAGTCTTTATAATGAAATACTGGATTTGCAAGGCGCAGGATTCTCTCAAGAGGAGATTGATGCTTATGCAAAAGAGCAAGTAAATGTTTTAAGCGGTGCTGGGTTTTCTGAACAAGAGATCATGCAGTCCTTAGGCATGCCCACGACATCTACTCTCCCAACAAATGAAGAAGAACAGATAACAACAGAAACATCAGCACAGCCTCAAGCAAAAGAAGATGATGAAAGCCAGCCGTTTCCAACAGAAGAAGATATGCCTGTTGCACCTTTGCCATTTTTGACTGAGGGACAAGCGTTTACATTCGCTGAAGAGGAGTTTGGCAAACCCATATCTGGCACTAGAGAAATACAGTCATACTGGCAAGATGTTATAAAAGAGGTAAAAGAGTGGTCTGTTGGAGAGAAAGCAGAGTGGGGTGAGTATTGGGATAGAGGGCTTGGAAAATCAACAATTAATCTAGCTGTACAATATCATAGCGATGGAAAAATTGGTTTTAACTCTGCAAAAGCCTTAGCTCCTGAGCCAGAAGATACTGGACATTTAGAGCGATGGTGGGAAAGCGTTACAAATATAACTGCTGATTTACCAGTTTTCTTGCCATCCGCTGTTGCTGGCTCCGCAGCTACTGGTGGAAATGTTTTCGCAGGTGGTTTTGCTGCTGGGTTTGTAAATGAAAGTATCAAATCAATGTATATTGATGCTTTGCAGAATGGAGAAACAAGAGGCTGGCAAGACTGGTGGGGGTCTTTTATTGAGCATGGTTTTAAAGAAGGCATGAAGTCTGGCCTGACTTTAGGAGTAGGCGTTGCTGCGCCTGGATGGATAGGCGCAAAAAGTTTGACAGGAAAATATGCAACTCAATACGCAGCATTTACAGGTGTTGGCTCCCTTTTGGAAGGGCAGTTGCCTACATCTGATGAGCTTATAAACACTGCACTTGTTCTTGGTACATTTGGTGGTCTTGAAGGCGCCGCAAAAGCCACAAAAATGGTTACAGATCGGGTCAAAAAAACCTCAAAAACAACGCCAGAAGTTATGCAAGAAGTATCCCTCAATGATCGTATGCGTGAGGATTTGGCAAGCGATAACATTCAAAAGTTTCGCAATGAGCCACTTACGACTGACGTAATACAGCCATTCAAACAAGACTCTAATCCAAAAAGTGCAAAGCCAGATGTAAACTATGAGTTTCGTCCAGAGGACGCTAGAAACATAGTGCGCCCAGAATTAAATGCAGAGCGTTATAATGAGGCGCGTGAAAGCGGTTTAGAGCCTGTCGATGCAGTTGAGTTTGCAAGAAGGGATGCCGTACCCACTGAAGTCAGCGCGTCTGATGCAGTCAATAAAGTCGTAGAAAGAGTTGAGTTTGAGGTTCCGAAACCAAGGGAGGCTCTGTCTGACACAAAGGCAAAATTTGTTACAAATTATATCGACAGACTACACCCAATTCTAAAAGCTGTAAGAAACTTTGAACGTGAGGGCGGTACGTTTGAAAGTAGGATGACGCCTTACACGCAGATGCGTTTGCAGCCAGGTATGATTGGGCGCGGTATGTACACCCTGCAATACGGCACATTAGATTTTGCAACTTTGAAAAGAAATGGCCCAGGATTATTAGAGGTTTTGCGTAATATTAAAACAGATAAAGATTTTAAGGAATTTACTGCTTACGCTGTATCTAAAAGGGCGTTGGAAAAAGCAGAGCAAGGAAAGGAAACCGGAGTTCCGCTTGATTCAGCTAGAGCAACAGTTGTTGAGTTAGGAGCAAAATATGAATCTACTTTTAAAGAAATGGTGGAGTTCCAAAATAGAACAGTAGACTTTGTTGTTGATAGCGGTGTTCTTAGTCGTGAAGTAAGAAACTCTATCCTTGAGGCGAACAAGGATTACGTTCCTTTTTATCGGGTTCTTGATGAAGCAGTGAGCATGAGTGGCAGTAATTTTAGTTCTGCTGTTCGCAACCCATTTAAACGCTTTAAGGGCAGTCAGAAAAAGATAGTCAACCCAATCGAAAGCGTGCATTTAAATGCACTGCACCACATTGCCTTGGCAGAGAGAAACAAAGCTTATACTAGCTTTATTGAGATGGTAGAAAAACTGCCTGAAACATTCCCTAATATTAAAAAAGTCCCAGCAAAAGTTAGAGGCACCAAAATTACAGCAAAAGAGCTTGAAGCTGCTTTTGATGGGCCTATCAAGCCAGAGTTTGCGGATGGTATGACTGTTTTCCGTAGGAATGGACAAGTGGTTAGCAATACAGAGATTGCTATATTTAGAAAAGGTAAGCGTGAAATTTGGGAAGTTGGTGAAGAGATTGCCTCTGCTTTGCGCGATATGAACGGCTATCAGTCAAATATGTTTCTAAGGTTTCTTGGAACCCCATCAAGGCTGTTGAGGGCTGGCGCAACGCTTGCTCCAGACTTTATGATACGAAACCTTCAAAGAGATGCTCTATCCGCAGCAATAATGAGTGATCGTGGATTCATACCATTTTATCATAATGCTATGGGTTTCTGGCATATGATACGCAAAGATAAAATGTACCAAGATTGGGTCAAATCAGGTGCGTTACAGTCTATGCTTGTAAGCTTTGATAGGAATTACTTTCGGCAAGATATGAAGCGTTATCTAACGAAAGGCAAAGTTAGGAATATTGTTACAAGCCCACTTGAGTCATTGAGGATAGCGTCTGAGTTTTTTGAAAGCTCTGGAAGAATAGGGCAATACAAACTTGCCTTTAACCAACTTAAAAAACGTAAAAAATTAACTGATAGAGACATAATAGAACAAGCTGGTTTTGAGAGTAGAGACATCACTATCGACTTCTCAAAAATGGGAACGCAAATGCAAGCCCTTAATATGGTTTCAGCGTTTTTTAATGCCAGAGTTCAAGGCTACGCAAAGATATATGAGGCTTTTCAAAAAAGACCACTTGGCACATCTGCAAAAATATTCGCTTACATAACCTTGCCAAGCATGCTGCTTTGGTACAAGAACCATGATGATCCACGATATCAAAGTTTGCCAAGATGGCAAAAAGATTTGTTTTGGATTTTTATAACTGGTGATGGCTCGATAAACGAGCCTGAGAATTACCATGTGTGGCGCGTGCCAAAACCTTTTGAGTTAGGACTTTTGTTTGGTACAGGCGCAGAATATATGATGGATTTTGTTGAATCAAAAGACCCAGGTCATTTGTCAAGATTTTTTACAGAGTTTGCCAAAGATGCAGCACTAAGCATGGGGCCAATACCTGACTTTGCAAAGCCTTTTATAGAGTTTAAAGCAAACAGAAATTTTTTTACTGATAGGCCAATAGTTTCTCGCGGTATGGAAAACATGTTGCCTGAGTTTCAGTATAATCAATACACAAGCTCAACAGCAAAAGCGTTGGGGAAAACAATTAATGAGATTACTTTTGGTTATGGGCCATCAAGTCCACAGAAGATAGACCATTTGATAAGCTCATGGACAGGAACGCTTGGCAGATACGCTATACAGGCAGCAGATAAAGCGTTAGTTGAATCTGGAATTGTTGTTGAGCCAACGAAGCCATCAAGGACGTTAGAGGATTTGCCAATAATACAGGCATTTTTGGTGCGCAAGCCAACTGGAAGCTCTCAATTTATTGAGGATTTTTATAGGCAATACGAGAAGGTTTCTGGGCGTTTAGACACATTTAAAAAATTGCAAGGCGAAAACAGGTTGAACGAAGCTTATAAAGTTTTGTCTGAAACAGATTTAAACTTAGTTCCGTTGCTTGGTTACAGGGATAGCTTGGCAAACATAAACAAAACAATTCGCCTAATACACCAAGGTCCAGCAGAGCCAGAGGAAAAAAGGCAAATGATTGACCAGTTGTATTTGACTATGATTGAAATAGCAAAATCTGGACTTGAATTGACCAAATCACTTCAAAATTGAGTTTTCTTTTAAGTAAACCGAAAATAGCGTATAAAGGTGTAAGGAGTAAAAAATGACAGTTAGCAGCACAACCAAAAGGAACAGCTACACAGGGAATGGTTCTACCACCACCTTTGCTTACTCCTTCAAGATATTTGACGATGACGATATCACTGTCATCCTGCGCACCACAGCTACTGGCACAGAGACTGTTCAGACGAAGACAACGCATTACAGCGTTACGGGTGTTGGTAATTCAAGTGGTGGTAATGTGGTGTTTGGCAGTGCGCCAACATCTGCGCAAACAGTGGTGCTGCTACGCCAGACTGCGCAGACACAGGCCACAGACTACACTCCTAATGATCCATTCCCTGCCGCCTCACATGAGGATGCGCTTGATAAGCTAACTCTTATGACACAAGACCAGCAAGACGAGCTTGACCGCTCCATCAAGCTATCTCGCACAAACACCATGACATCTACTGAGTTTACGGTTGGCGCAACAGATCGTGCTAACAAGATTCTTGCGTTTGATAGCTCTGGTGAGTTGTCTGTTACTCAAGAGCTTGGCACCAACAGAGGGGATTGGGCAGCATCTACGTCCTACAACCAGCGCGATATTGTCAAAGACACAAGCACTGGCAATATCTTCTTTGTAAATGAGGCACACACATCTAGCGGCTCCCAACCTCTTACGACAAACACAAATAGTTCCAAGTATGACTTGTTGATTGAGAGCTTGTTTTCTGGCGTCACGGCAGGAACCGTATCAGCAAGCAAGGGCGTTCTAGTTGATGGCAACAAAGACATCACGGGCTTCCGCAACATAACACTGTCGGGGGAGCTTACACTTGGTTCTGGGGCAGTTATCAATGAGGCTGAGTTAGAGGCCATTGATGGCGTTACAGCAGGTACAGTAGCGGCATCTAAGGCTGTAGTAGTCGATAGCAACAAAGATGCTGCTAGTTTCCGTAACATCACACTCACTGGCGAGTTAGACGCTGGGTCGTTAGACGTTAGCGGTGATGCTGACATTGATGGCACACTTGAGGCTGATGCAATCACTGTCAATGGCACAGCACTGAATACTGTGATCGCGGGTGTAACTGTCACTGACGCCACTAACTCTGCTCACGTTTTGGTCACGGATAACGAAAGCACAAACGAAGAAAACCTTATTACTTTTGTAGAAGATGCCACCTCAAGCACAGGCAATGTTGGCTTGGAGATGGATGGCAACCTAACTTACAACCCAAGCACAGGGACAATCACGGCTACAGTATTCAAAGGTAATATAGATGCAGTAGATGGTGACTTTGACGGCACGCTTGAGGCCGATGCCATGACGTTGAACGGAACAGCCATTACAGCCACTGCCACTTTGGACACAGGCATCTCAAACAACAATGTGCCAAAGTTTACCAGCGGCGTTGCTGACAATGATTTCTTGCGCGTGGATGGCACAGCGATTGAGGGGCGTTCTGCATCAGAGGTGTTGTCCGACATAGGTGGTCAAGCTGCTTTAACTTTTGGTATATCTAACACTAATATTCCCATATTCACATCAGGCGTTGCTGATAATGATTTCTTACGAATAGATGGAACATCTGTAGAGGGTAGGTCTGCATCAGAAGTGCTGTCTGATATCGGGGCTGCACCAGCGGCTGGAGACTCTAACATTGTTACAACTGGCGCACTCAACAGCGGCAGCATCACAAGCGGCTTCGGCGCGATTGACGTTGGATCTAGCAATATTACTACAACTGGCGTTGGAACATTTGGCTCACTCGATATCAGTGGAGACATAGACGTTGACGGCACCACCAACCTAGATGCTGTTGATATTGACGGTAATGTTGACATAGTAAACACAGCAACACTTACTTGCGGTGCAATCACTTCATCAATTTCTGACCATACAAACCTTACACTTACATCTACAAGCGCAGATGCAAATGCTGGTCCTAAAATAGCTTTGGTAAGAGATTCTAGCAGCCCCGCTGATGGTGACTCAACAGGAGCAATATTATTTAAAGCAGACGATAGTGCTGGCAATTCAGTCGTATTTTCAGAAATTCAAAGTGTTTTGCGTGATGTTACAAACACGGCTGAAGATGGTGAATTACAGTTAAATGTTCGTAGGGCTGACAGTCTTGTTTCTGGAATTAAAATTGGTCAAACAGAAGCTGTAGTAAACGAGGACAGTCAAAACGTAGACTTCCGTGTTGAGTCTAACGGCAACGCCAATATGTTGTTTGTTGATGGGGGGAATGACAAGGTTGGCATAGGTACTAACAGCCCAGATACTTGCCCCCTTCACATTGTATCTGGTGATACACACCAAATAAAGTTGGAATCATCAAGCGGTGATATCACACGTTTTCAAGGCGACAGTTTTGTCGTTACAAGAAATGGTGATTACTTTTTTGACAATAGAAATGCGTCGACAAACAATTTTCAATATCGTTGCGGTTCTAGTGCAGCGCACATTTTTAATATCGGAACTACCGAGAAGATGCGTATCGACAGCAGCGGCAATCTGCTGGTCGGCAGAACATCAGCAGGAACTTCAGGAGAAGGCGTTAGTTTAAGACCAACATCATCATCATTGTTTGCTAGAGACAGCGGAATTGTGATGGCAATATCCAGAAACAGTGATGACGGTCAACTTATTGGCTTCCAACGAGATGGTACGTCTGTGGGAGACATTAGCACAGTCAGTAGCGATTTAGCGATAATGTCCACCACGTCAGGCCACAAAGGGTTGCGTTTTGGTAATGGTGCTATAACCCCAACGACTAACACTGGCGGCACTGACGATGACGCTACAGATTTAGGCGGGGCTTCTATAAGGTTTGACGATATCTTTGCGACCAACGGCACTATCCAAACATCTGACGAAAACGAAAAGCAAAACATTGCAACACTCACCAGCGCAGAAATTACTGCTGCGAAAGCCATCAGCAAGTTGTTCAAGACATTCAAATGGAAAAGCAAAGTTACAGCAAAGGGTGACGCAGCCCGTACCCACACAGGCGTAATTGCACAAGAAGTACAAGCTGCCATGTCTGACGCTGGGCTAGACGCAACGAAGTATGCGTTTTGGTGTAGCGATACTTGGTGGGAAACAAGCACAGAGGTAGCCGCTGTGAAGGCTGTTGAGGCTGCTGATGCCGTTTATGACGATGACGGCAAGCAGGTTAGTGCTGCCGTTGAGGCTGTAGAAGCCAAAGACGCTTACACTCGCGTTGACACATACGACACAGAAGAAGAAGCACCAGAGGGTGCAACCAAACGCACACGGTTAGGTGTTCGCTACCCAGAGTTGTTGGCATTTATTGGTGCAGCTACAGAACAACGATTAGCAGATATTGAAACACGCCTCGCAGCGTTAGAAGCAGGCTGATGGACCTTGTTCACATAATAGACGGCCTGATCGGCGTTCTGGTCATGGCTGGCGGATGGTTTCTTGGCACACAAGCGCGTGAGGTAAAGCGGCTGGATATACTCATCAACAGGACACGCGAGGACTTTGTGTCCAGGGGTGAGTTGCGTAACGATTTGCAAAGAATAACTGATAGTCTACAGCGTCTTGAGGACAGGCTAGAAAGGCTTAGTAGTTAATGTGGAAACGATTGTTGCCTTTGCTTTGTATGTCTTTGTAGATGCAAAACGGACGCCAGAGATAATGCGGTTCCGCGATATAAATGAGTGTGTGTACTTTGCTAAGAAGCTGCACGCGCAAGGGCAGAAGATAACAGCTTACTGTGTACCAGAAGCAGTCAGTAAGGATATGAAGGTGTACTGATGGACCCCGTTACCGTCATGGCTACCGCCACCGCTGCTTTTAATGCTGTGAAAAAAGGTGTGCAGATAGGGCGTGATATAGAGAGCATGGCATCTGATCTTGGCAGATGGATGGGCGCACTCAGCGACCTAGACATGCTAGAAAAAGAGGCCAAGAATCCTCCAATATTTAAGAAACTGTTTGCTGGCAAGTCTGTTGAGCAAGAGGCTATGGAAGCCTTTGCCGCAAAGCAGAAAGCGCAACAGGAAAGAACAGACCTAAAAAACCTCATAGGCATGATGTACGGCAAGTCAAAGTGGGATGAGCTTGTTGCTATGGAAGGCAAGATAAGAAAATCTCGTCAGGAAACTTTGTATATTCAGAGGCAACGCAGGCAAAAGTTTGTAGAGATTATTGCTTGGGTAGTCATGGGCCTGATTGGCTGTGGTGTTTTGTTTGGGTTTATCATGTTGCTCAAAGCACACACCGCTAGAGCAGAGCCAGAGCATGTTGTTTGCCGCTTGGTAGCTTGTGAAAAAATTGAAGATCAGAGATGGTGTGTGTACCGTGGCGCGTACAATATTCAAGAAACCATCAACTTTCGGCTAGATGAATGGTTCCCGCGTGAATTTTTGTGTGATTTCGTGAGAGATGCACCGCGTCCACCATCAATGCGTGAAACCATGAAAGCAATCAGGGAGAGCCAGAAATGACGGTAGAAGATGTTGCAAGGAAAATGCTTGAGCTAAAGATACTGCCGCGTTTTTGTATCTTAGTAATGACAGGTGTTTACATCCGCTGCATAGAATGGGCATTGTCACAGCCTGATCTTACAACCCAGCAGGCTAGTTTGATAAGTGTTGTGACTGGTGCAATGACAGGCAGCCTGGCAGTCTGGCTAAACTCGGAGAAGCACTAATGTTACAGGCTCTTATAGGACCAATCGCTTCGTTAGCAGGGACGTGGCTAGATGGTAAAGTGGAAAAAACTAAGGCAGAAAGCGCAACGAAAGTCGCAAAGGCCAAGGCTGAAGCGACTATTATGGAAAAGACGAGTGGCTTACAATTTTGTTCTCTGTGCCTCTTGTGTTAGCCTTTTGTGGAGAGTGGGGGCGCGAGATTGTAGCACAAGGATTTACTGCTTTGGATGCTATGCCAGACTACTATAGATATACACTAGGCATAATCGTATCAGCCTCATTTGGTACAAGGGCAGCAACCAAGTTTTTCGGAGGCAAGAAGTAATGGCTAGAAAGTTTCCAAAGGTGCCAAAGACGAGGGGCGGTGTGCCAAAGAAGTATGTACGCGGTGCCAAAAACCCTAAGAAGCGTGAAGAAGAAATTAAGCGCACGCGGCGTCTTTACAAACAAGGCAAACTAACTAAAGCTATGATGGACAGAATAAGCAGGGAGAGGAGTCGCGGATGAGCAAAGCAGCGGTCATTGACAAATATTCCAAGTCTTCTGGCATATCTAAATCAACTCTCAGTAAGGTGTACTCCAGAGGATTGGGAGCATATTATTCACAAGGCTCTAGGCCCAAGGTTTCTGCGCATCAGTGGGCCGCTGGCAGGGTACGCAGCTTTGCCACTGGCAAGGGTGGCGCACGCAAGGCAGACGCAGATTTACTGCGCAAGAAGAAGGCGAAAAAGACATGATGAAAAAAACCGCAAAGGCAAAGGTCAAGAAGGTTGCCAAGAAGCTACGCGGCGCATCCAAAGCGCACGCAGGACAAGCAAAAATGCTTGAGAGTTTGTTGAAGAAGAACGGCAAAAGGAGAGGGTGATGCCAGGAAAGAAACTGTCACCAAAGCAAAAGAAACTTGCAAGGGTTGCTGCACCAAGGAACAAAATTACTGGTGCTGACTTTGCCAAACTGCGTGGCAACAACGGCAAGAAAAAGAAAGCGCGTGCATGAACAAGGATCAGCTTAGAGAAGAACTTGCTGAAGATGAGGGTTGCAAGTACGAGATATATCTAGACCATCTTGGCTTGCCCACGTTCGGCATAGGGCATCTCGTTACAGAAAATGACCCTGAGAATGGTCAGCCTGTTGGTACGCCTATTGATGAGGAGCGTGTGCGTCAAGTCTTTTCTCTCGACATTGCTGTAACCTTGGATGATTGCAAATCATTGTATGATGACTTTGATGATCTGCCCGAAGAGTGCCAGCTTGTCATTGCAAATATGATGTTTAATATGGGTAGACCAAGACTAAGCAAGTTCAAAGGCATGAAGGCTGGTGTAGATGCAAGAGACTGGAACAAGGCTGCTGATGAGATGGTTGACTCTCGTTGGCATGACCAAGTTCCAAACCGTGCAAAGCGTTTGGTCAAGCGTATGAGAGCTTTGTCTGATGGTAGCTAAAAGATTTCAAAATCCAAAAGGTGGCTTGAATCAGAAGGGCAGAGACTTTTTCAAGAGAACCACGGGCGCAAACTTGAAACGCCCGATAAAGTCTGGTGACAATCCACGCAGGGCTAGTTTCCTAGCACGCATGGGCAACATGAGGGGGCCAGAGTTCAAAGATGGCAAACCAACGCGCTTACTACTGTCACTCCGCGCATGGGGTGCAAGCAGCAAGGCTGACGCAAGGAAGAAGGCGGCAGCAATCTCCAAACGCAACAAAGCTAAGAAAGGAAAAGCATAATGCCGATGGGAAAAGGAACTTACGGGTCCAAGAGAGGACGCCCACCAAAGTCTGCCAAGATGAAGAAGCAAGCAGCGACAGCTATTGCTATGAAGAAAAAAGGCAAGAAGCCTAAGAAACGCATGGCATAGGCTCACCACCAGCAGCCAAATACTGAGCCAGACATTCTATAACGTATGGTTCTGTAAGGTACCCACCACTTATCTCACCGTTTAGTGGGATAATGTGTTTTGCTTTGTGCGGTTTGAACCCGTGTTCTTCTAGTATTCTGTATGGTCCCCAGCCATCTAATATCAAAGCAGCGTAGTAATCAGGTGCTACTATCCGCGCGTCTTTCAGACTGCGCGACTCTTGTAGCGAAACAATTTTTTCCGTAGCCATAACACAAAAGATCTCCCTCTCCGTTTATCACCCACGTTCCAGTCATCAGCCCATGTGTTTCTCCGCAAAGATCACATGTGACTGTTTGACCAGAAGGCGCGTGTCGTCTTTTTGTTTTATTTTTTTTCGGCACTGAGCAGCCTGTCTATCTCTGTTTTGGGTACATAATACATACCGCCCAGCTTCTTTGCCTCTATATCGCCCCTTTGGATAAGCTCACGCACCCTTTGTACCTTTGGGCGGGTATCACTACCAAAAATCTCTAAAGCCACCTCTCTGGGGCTTAAAAGGCGATTAGAAGGGGATGTCATCGTCTATGTCTCCCTTGTCTGCGTGCTTCATCTGCACGACTTGCCCAACAGGTTTTAGTGCTGGCTGTGAAATATCATCAGCAATATTATCATCTGCTTGGTACTCTATAATCTCTTGGAAGCGTACTGCTCTTGTGCCATCGTCATTCTCAAAGAGTTGCACATCATACAGCTTGTCTGGAGAAAATGTTACGGTGCCAGGTTGTGCTGGCTTTCCGATGTGCGGCCTAAATTTAGAGTTGCTATGTGTAGCTGAACCATTGCCTGTGTAGTTAAACAGCTTCACTGTCATCACTTGTTTCCATCTCCTAGCCATTTGCCTTCTCCTTTAACTTTTCTCTTGTTTCGACAAACAGAGTCTTGAAATCGTTGTAAGCATCAATGTCTTTTTCTTTAATGCTTTGCATCGTTGCCTTTGTAAAAGGCTTCTTCATAAAGATCTCAAGATCTTTTAAAGTGTACTGATCTAGGGTTGCCTCGTTGTGTGCAAGCCACTCTGCCTCTTCTTTGCTTAGTGGCTTCTTCACAAGTTGGATAGGATCTGCCTTGTTTGACTGAATAGCATCTGACTTGCGACTCACGGCATCCATTTCGTTTGCAGACGCATACTCACCACCAGCAAGGCCAAGGCTTGCCAGTGCGCGTCCTACTGCTGATGTTTCAGCGTTCTCCAGCGCACTTGTCGTGTTTACATGGCCCTGTCCTCTAATCTCTTCTGCCATGCCAGAGCCTAGAACCCCGCCCTGTGCAAAGGTAATATACGCTTGCACGACAACCCTGTGTCCATCGTCCACAAGTATTTTTGTCTCCACACCAAAGTCTGTGCCGTGATGTCTGCGAAAAGCCTCCATACGATGCACAACTTGCGTGTACATTTTGTCGCCCTTTTGTTTGACGCCATGAGTTTTGTTCAACTCATTTATGGCATCCATAGTTTTGTTTAGATCAGTCATTATCTTTCTCCAGTAAACGCTTTTCCAAATCGTTACATTTATAATCCAACAGTACTAAATCCCTTTTGGCTTGCTGCAACTGATTGAACAAGTCATCCATACGCAGATCTCTTTCATTCAAAAGCTCATCTACGATTTTTGTGATTTGATCCTTGTCCATTAGAAGTCCACCATTTTATCAACAAGGCTGACGGTTACATCTGCTTTTGTTGATGCCTTGCCATTCTTGTAGTTCCTGTAAGCCCTACTAAGCATGACGCTGTAATTATGCGCACGCAAATTAAAGTCTCTGTCAATGCGCATGCGGTTTACATTTTCAAGGAGAAACCGCACCGGCGCCCGTGCCTTGTTGCCAATTCCTTTGCACATGTCATCTAAAAATTTAGTGATTTCCTCACGCTGCTTTTTCTTAACACAAGTATAGAAAAATGCACCGATAACACCGCGTGGCCATTTTGTTGTTTTGTAAAGCCTGTCTGCAACGGCAATAGACTCTTGCAAAAGGTCATGGTCAATTTCATCTAAGTACTTCCTCTTAATCCAATCGTTTGAAATTCCGTGCTTGGGTGTGTCTGAAAGTCCATTTTCATACGCAATTATCATGCGAATTATAGTTGATGCGCTGCTGTAGTTTGGCACACCCATCACAGCGAGGGTGTCAGAGCCATCTCTTTTCTTGCCAATGTCTATAGTCTGGAAGCTTTCTTTATCGATCCCAAATATAACATGAGCAATAAAGGCAGTGTTTGATCTAACGCACGCCTCAAGCCTGTGCTGCCCATCTAAGAGGAAACGCTCGTCAGAAAATTTTAAAGTTTCACCGTTCAATAACCACTTATTTTGAGAAAGCTCTTTGGACAAACCAACAACTTTGCTTTGATTGATTGGTCTGTTTCTTGGATTTTTCTCTTTGAGTATAGACTCTGCTAATTTCGGCGGTATTTCACGAGTAACACTGCCGCTTGGTGGTGATGAAAGAAACTTATCTAATTCTGATGGTGTAAGTCTTTTAGTCATTTGATCCTCCTGTTGATCCTTGGTAAAACTCTTTGTGCCACATCACCATCTGCGTGCGCCCTGACTTTGCTTTACGGCGGGTGCCATCTACGATGACGATGCCTTTTTCTTTTAGTGGCTTGAAACGTGGCGTGATGCTGTTATAAGCATGCTGCGGCAGGGCATTGCAGACATCATCAGCAATCGCACCTGCTGCACCGATCTCCCATATTGCGTCAGCTACAATAGACTCCATAGCTGTTGCATCCATTTGTTCTGCGGCATCATGGCTTGTGCTTGGGTCATTTCGCCTTGCCATTTTGTAAGCTGGCCGTCCATACGCTGTGTAACATCCGTCTTTAGTCATCTTTGATCCTTTCTGCTTTTTCTGCTGTTGCCTCAATAAAATGCAACCCTTGGCGTAAATAGTTTTTGTTTTGTCTTTTGATCTTATCAACTGTTTTTGCCCCTGCGTCTTTTGCGCCAAACGCCCTGACCGCGTAGGATTTGCGGAATGTGATGATTACTTCAACATGATACTTTGCATCGCAACAGCTAAACGTTGGCTCCTGTTCTTTTTCAAAACGCTTAGTAAAATTCTCAAACATTAGAAACTCCATAGATTTTTAGCTACGTCCACGATTGACGGTCCATGACGCCGTGCTATCTCGTTAAAATCTGGCTGAACCAAACCGGCTAAGTCATGCCAGTTACCGCGTGCCGCCTTAAGTAAGTTCTGTGATATGAGCCAACTGCGCACAACTTCTTGATACGCACGCTCTAGGTTTTGTTCTGAAAGCTGTTCACAGTTTTCTGCTGTTGCTATGTGATAGCCAGCCGCTGACACATACAGCAAGGCTGGCGGCTCACCACTGGCTTTCCAATACACAGACTGTTGTTGAGTCTGTAACCATGTTGGGATGATCTCTGGCTTTGGTACGCGCCAGGTTCTTGTGCCATCTTTTTTGGGTGGGTTGCGTAGCGGTGGCTTACACTTCAAGTCTACTTGAAGGCCAGCGCCAAAGAAATCACGATATAGCAGGATAGGTACGTCAATCTTTGGTTCTTTGTGCCACTCTTGCTTGTTGCCCTCGACTCTGTTTGCCTGCTGGAAAAACTTTTTCAGCGCGTTGACTGCAAATAAAATCATGTCGGGCATATATTCTTGGAAGGCCACAAACTCTTCTCTGTCTTTGCCGTCATCCCAATCGCGCGGTCTGTAGTCCTTGTACTTGGTCATAGCCTCTTGTGTAGCCGCTAGAAGCTCTTGACCATCAAGAACTACTCTTGACGCGCCATGTTCCACACAGATACCGCACCAAGGTCTAGCCGCCATCGGCAAGGACACGCCTAGGTGTCGGCAATACAGCTTGAGTACATACTCCCACTGCTCCTGCGTTGCTCCAGATGCACTGTCGTGCTTTGCGCCAAAAAACTTTCTATAATCTGGTATCTGTGGCATATCCTGTCTCTCTCTGTGTATAGTCAACATACTTTAACCATACTTGTTGTCAGGCTGTCAACACTGTGATACAAAAAAATATGACTTTGGAAGAATATTTAGAAAAAAATAATATATCGCAGGCCAAACTGGCGCGGCGTGCTGGCATGAGTCGGGCAGCTATAAATAGGCTGTTGTCTGGCAGCAGGCGTCCAAGCCCACAAACAATGGGCAAGATATTTGTGGCTACCGATGGAGATGTTGCACCCAATGATTTTTTCAGAGACGAAATGCAAGACCTGTAACGGCAGCGGTTGGGTGCGTCGGCGTTGTTGGTTTGAGGCTGACGAGGTTGTGCAAGATCACTGTGACCGTTGTGACGGTTTGGGCAAGGTTAAGGAATTTGAGGTTGGCGACGGCAGGTTTAAGCGGTTACTGGCAGCAGATATGTGTGTATGCTGTAAAACCTTTTTAGACGGAAGACTACAATGCCCAACTTGCAAACTAGTGTATGGATGGCATGAGCAAGAAAAGTAGAGATAAAGGTTCTGCTTTTGAGCGGTGGTGTGTCAACGAGATCAAAGACCACCTCGGCTATGCCAACGTGCGCCGCAATCTTTCTCAATATCAGACCAAGGGTGGCTGTGATATCTACATTCCACAATGGTCAGTAGAGTGTAAGAGGTACGCTAGCGGCCCTGTAGGCGGTGCTGATGCGTGGTGGCAGCAAGCTGTAGACTCAGCAGGGGATTTGATGCCAGTGCTGATCTACAAATACGATAGGCAGGATGTGTGGTGCCGCCTCTTTCTCTGTCACGTTAACCCAGAATTTACTGCCACAGATGCTACGGTGATCGTTTCTCTTCAAACATGGTTTTACATTGTTAGAGAAAAAATTGAGACAACAGACTAGACTGTCAACAAAATCCATGATATTTGAAACATTGTTTACAGACACACAGTGTTAACACATGCTAACAAAGTGTAGTGGTAGCAACTTAACAATTAATTATTTTTAAATAAAAAAAGTGTCTACATTGTAAGTGTAGACATTGTGTTATAACATTGTATGTAAGTGTATACATTGTGTTATAACATTGTGTTTTCATATTCCTCCCTAGAGAAAACTAAGAGAGGCTCACGCCTCTCTCTTTTTTGCAATCCGTTCTACGTTTGCGGCATATTGATCTACAAATGCTTGCGTCACTGAGTTTACTTTCTGCCTGTCAGTGTCATCCTCTTTGTAAATCTCATCCTTTTCTAAGCCAAAAAAGATATTGTTTTCATCTGCAATGGTTTTAAGTCTTGCCATTAGCAGACAAGACGTTGCCCACCCCATAAGCTCATCAACATTTATGTCGTCCTGAAAGCCATTTGTTTTGTCCCAGAAGTGGTACATGCACCATTCTGTAATCAAACTAAACTCTTGCCTCGTTAGCTTAATAGTAAGCATTTCACTTTTCTTTGCTGGCATTACTCTAATCCTTTCTCTGTTAGCTTTTCATACACACGCCTAGACTCTAGTAGCAACTCAATCGGTTTTGGCACCGATCTTTTGCCAGTTTCGTAATACCAGATTGCTTGCTGGCTAACTCCAATGCTTTGAGCCATAGCCACCATTGTTAAGCCTAAACGCTTTCTTTCCTGTTTAAATTCTTCTGCTGTCATGCTATCCTCTCTCTCAGTGACTGGTTTTGTTGATCCTTCACCAGTCATTGGGTCAAGCCGGATGCCCCCGACTTGGCCCTTTCTCTTTTACCAGTCTGTTGAATATTCCTCACTGATGGGTGCGATCCCTGCATTGTGAGTGCTGTCCCTGTCAATGAGCTGGCGGTATATCTTAACCGCTTCCTCTTTTTCCTCGCAGACTTCCCAGCGGTCATGCAGGTAAACAGGGCCGGAGGCCAAGTCATTTGACCAAAGCTGATCCGGCTCACCGTGCGGCAATCGTTCTGTATAAAATACAACGTACATTGTTGATCCTTTCTCTTTTACCAAGTAAGTCCATCTCTGGTGACTTTGCAGCCAGAATCTAAAGTAACGCCATCTAGTACGTCTATGACAATGCTAAGATGCCTATCACTTACGCCAACCAAATCTAGGCCAGCGTCCAACCACTTTTTGTGAATCTTCCTGCGCTTTGCAATCGTGCAGTCTCGCAGATAATGCTTGTATTCCATGTGCCAGAAGTAAGCCAAGCCAAGATAGTTGGCAGTCCCGACAAAAGTTTTGTCTAATTTGTCTATTTCTATATAAGCATCGAATGTGATGCTATTGAGGTCTATTTTGTAATTACTAGACATGATTTGATCCTTTCTCTGTTAGGCGTTGCCTATTTCTTGCTGTTCATCTTCCATAAACTCTGCCCACTCTGTAATTGAATAGGGCAGATCACAGTTTACCGCGTAGCCTACCAGCTGGTAGATCTTCAATTCATCGGTATGTTTTGGATCTATGTGCAACAATAGTTTTTCGCCATCGTTGCCCATATCCAATAACCTCACTGAATAACCACTATTTCCCCATGCCATCATACCGCAATCGGTAGTCGCTACGCATGGTCCGACCATTGCTGAAATGTAGCTTATGTGCCATACTTTCTTGCTCATTGTTCTGCCCTCTCTACCTTTTCTATGAATACTGTGTCCTGTTCATAGTCTTCTGCATCGTCTGTAGAACCAACGCTAAAAATTTCATGCGCCAAATTCCACGCATTATCTTCTGTTTTTGCTGTTACGCGAATGGTTTTCGTAACCGTTGCACGAATCCTTACATCCCATTGTTTAGCCATTGTTTGATCCTTTCTTGCTAATTGTTCTGCCCTCTCTGAATTGAAGTGACTTTCATCAAGCGATATTGTCATGACGTAACCACGCGCGTCACGTAGCCCAACCTCATAAATAAACTCACCATTTCTCTGCAAGTCATCGTCTAGACTCGCGCAGCGATTTATTTCTGAAGCGATGCCATTTGCCCACAAATCAAAAACCTTTGGATTGCAGTCTTGGTTTTCATCAATCCATTTTTGGATGTGATAAATTCCTGCCATGTTTACTGAATACATTGTTAGATCCTTTCTTGCTGTTGGGCGGGGTTGTTAAGCCCCACCTATTTCTAATATCCGCGCCTATTGTGTTTCTTCACATATAGCTTTGGAGTATTGACTACATCCTCTGCATCAATGCTTTCTAGGTGCTTGCAAATGGCTTCATATGTCCTAGCAGCAGACCTACAAAGACCAAAATAATTAGTGTCAAACCAAGAGTGTTCCTTGTAGTGATTAGCATCACTCAGCAGCTCACGCAGAGCCTCGTTGTCTGTGCCATCAATAAAATAGTGAGTCTTAGTTTGGCGAATGATTGTCGGTGCAATCAAGTCGCGCTCACAATGGTCATCGTAGAAAACCTTGCCAATCTTAATAGTGTTCATTGTTGATCCTTTCTTAACATGCCATTGCTGGCGGTTTGAGGCCCACTGGCGGCATGTAACCGCCAATGGGTAGGGTTGTTGACTATTTCCAAGCGATGCTGTCCACATCCTCTTTTATTGTGTTTATAAGTTTTTCTACCAAGTGGCTCTGCTTTCTCTCTGCTGGTCTATACCAATCTTTTTCAAAGTCTGGGTTTTGGGATGGGTCATCCATTTGCATTGTATAATTACAGTCTTTGATGCCCTCTAAAATTTTGATTAGCTTATCTGCTACATAGTTTTCCATTGTTTTACCCTCCAAAGGTATCTATTGCCCACTTGAACACTTGCCATAGCCATGCCTCGCTGCCCATGAGTCCCCATATCACTAGGCCCATGATCAGAAGGAATAGCGCATTGTTGAATATTTCAAGCCTGTCCATCATTAGCCCCTACGAGTGCGCTTCATGAATGTAGAACTTGCGTTTGCCTGTCAGCATTTGACCAACAGCGAAAGCAGCATCGCGCATTGCCATTTCACCCTTGCCGCTGATGTTTTCTGACATATCAACACCCGCCAGCTTTAACGCGCTTGCCATTGCGCTTGATGCTTTGCAGTAACCATAGCCGCCAGCACTACCATAACCACTGCCATGCTGCTCACCACTGCCAAGCCATGCAAGGCAGTAAACCTTGCTAGTGCCGCAATAGAACCGGAAACGCGCTACGCAACCATGATCAGGATGTATAACAGCCATTTCTTTGTAGAAATTATTTTGCACTCTATCGCGCAGCTTGCCGATATTATCAGATGATGAAAGGCAAGCGTTTGTAGCTTTTAAACCTGCAAAGAATGATGATTTTTTGTGAATAAACATTGTGATTGATCCTTCCTTGGTGTTTATTAAACTTCGCCATTTCTGATTGCTGCTACACGTTCGTCTCTGTCAAAATACTCGACGGAAAGAATATCAACGCCAGCGTCAACCAATGACTGAATATAGTCGACTGCTTCTGTCATTGTATCCTCGCAGCCCACAAAAGATTTATGTGGTGTTTTTACTTCGTAACGTATCATTAGTTTTATCCTTCCGTGTGTTTCTATTCAGAAGTTAAGAAGAGTCCAGCCATTGCCCAGATACAGGCAAAGGCCAAAACAAAGCCAGCGATAAACATTGGAATGTTTACGAGTGCGGCACCGATAACCATGACGGGAACACAAAACATTCCAGAAATAAGCATAGTTGCTGCGAGAATTGTTGAGTTATCCATTGTTACGCTCCGATTCTTTCAAATGTGAAGTTCCAGCCATTGATACGGATCATCTCTTGGTCGTCATGGCAAAAGGCAGTGATCACGTCATCAAGGTCTGTGCCTGGTGCGACTGAGATATGAATGTCCAGCCAGGGCAAGTCGCACTCGCCAAAGTATTCAACCCAGCCAGCGCGTTTGCAGTCTGCGTTGCATGTCATCACGTTGTTCATTTGTTTGATCCTTTCTTTAGTTAATAATTAAGACACTAAACTATGGTTAGTATACTGTCAACAGAAAAAATGCTATTAGTAACATTGCGTAAAACATTGTTGCACATTGTACCAGTGAGCTAGGCAGTTATTCAGCGTTGTTTGGTGGTTGTGGAATGGTGTGTTGTTACATTTTATTTCACGCACAGAACGGACACTTTCACGCGGCAATGTAGAACTGCAATCTGACAACGCAAGCCCTAGGGGGGGATAGTAAAAAAGCATGCACACCCTAGAAGCGCAGCCGCGCTGTATATGTGTTAATTACTACTATCCCACACACGGAGAGAACATGGCTAAGATACCCAGGGCTAAGATTGACAGGGTAGCATCTGATGTGATGCAGGGTTATACACTTGTGAAGGCATGTGAGCGTAACCGTGTATCTAGGTCTGCTTTGTACACAAGGATGGGCAGTGATCCTGAGATTAGTAATGCTATCAAGACTGCTCAACAGCAGAGTGCTGAGAAGGCACTAGAGGATGTTGAGGCTATGTATCAGCATCAGTTGAGTGGTGAGAAGAACTATGATCCTAATGTTCTAAGGGATTATGCTTTACATGTACGTTGGAAGGTAGGCAAGGTTATGCCAGACCAGTATGGGGATAGTAAGAACCGTGCTGGTGTAGAGGTTACTGACGGTGGTGTGAAGATTATGTGGGAAGGCTGATGAAAGTCAAAATCCCTTACAAGCCTAGATCCTTACAAGCAGAAATGCACAAGAGTGTGAAGCGTTGGAATGTGCTGGTGATGCACAGACGCTTTGGTAAGACAGTCTGGGCAGTCAATCATTTGATAAAGTATGCTTTGATTTGTGAGCTACCTAGACCAAGGGTTGCGTTTATTGCACCTACTTTTACGCAGGCCAAACGTATTGCTTGGGATTATGTAAAGTATTATGCCTCTGTCATTCCTGGCGTTAGTTTCAATGAGACTGAGTTGCGTGTAGACTTTCCAAATGGTGGTAGGCTGATGTTATTGTCTGCTGAGAATCCAGATAGTCTGAGAGGTATCTATCTTGATCTATGCGTATTTGATGAGTTTGGTATGCAAAACCCAAGGGTATGGGGGGAGGTTGTAAGACCAGCACTATCCGACAGAGAGGGTGCGGCTGTATTTCTAGGCACCCCAGCGGGACATAATCATTTTTTTGATCTATTAGAACAGGCTAAGTCAGAAGAAGAGAATGGATCTGACCAGTGGTATCATAAGGTTGTAAAGGCATCTGAGAGCGAACTTGTAAAGGCAGAAGAGCTAGAAGCTGCCAGAGATCAAATGACTCCAGAGCAATATGAACAGGAGTATGAGTGTTCTTTCACAGCGGCTATTGTTGGAGCGTATTATGCAAAGCTGTTGGTTGATGCCGATGATAGTGGAAGGGTTACACGGGTTCCATATGACCCTGCATATCCTGTGCATACCGCATGGGATCTGGGTATAAATGATTCAACGTCTATCTGGTTTGCGCAGGTCTTTCGTAGCGGTGCGGTAAATATTATTGATTACTACGAGAGTTCGGGAGTGGGGCTTGACCACTATGCTGACATTCTCAAGCAAAAAGATTATTACTATGGCGATCATCTTGCACCACATGATATTGAAGTAAGAGAGTTAGGGTCTGGTAAAAGTAGATTAGAAACTGCATACTCGCTTGGCATACGTTTTCGTGTTATACCGAAAATGAAAGTAGCTGACGGTATTAATGCTGCACGTCTATTGATACCTAAATGCCACTTTGATAAGGATAGATGCAGAGATGGCCTGGAAATGCTTAGACAGTACCGCCAAGACTGGGACGATAGGAGAAAGGTTTTCCGCGACCATCCGCGCCACGACTACACTTCTCATTGTGCGGATTCGTTTAGGTATTTGGCTATTGGGTTGGAGAATAGGGCGAGTGTCGGACGCCCTTCACAAAAGGTTGCGATCAGTGAATACAATCCTTTCCATGTTTAGGAGAAGGTAATGGGTGGAGTTGTTGCGCAAGTGCTAGAGCCAGTAACTGAAGTTGTTGAAGAAGTAGCAGAGCCTGTTATTGATGTTACTGGCGAGACTGCTGAAACAGTTACAGAGGTTGCAGAGCCAGTGACTGACGTTGTGCAGGAGGCGGTAGAGACTGTTGCGCAGACCCCCGAAACAATATTAGATGTAGCTCAACCTGCCCTAGACCTGACTACAACTATTGTTGAAAGCGTGGGGCAGCCAGTTGCAGAAGTTGGCGGTGACATCTTGGAAGGCGCACAAGAAATAGCAGCAGAGATTGTTGAGCCTCTTGAAGATATACCAAGTCTTTTGGATGAGGCGTTTGAAGAGGTTATTGAAAAGCCAGTACAACAAATAGGTGGAGAGATTGTTGAAACAATTTTTGGCGATCAAACACCCGAAGTTACGCCAGAGGTAACACCTGAAGTAGTGCCAGACGATCCAAACGAGGGGCTTGCGCGTGGTAGAAGGACACCAACACGTTCTAAAAAGCCTGGGGCCGCAGGCACTTTACTTGAGGGTGGAGGGGTACTTTATGACTAGGAGCAACATATGAGTTTTCTGACACCAAAAATGCCAGCACCGCCACCGCCACCACCAGTGCCGCCAAAACCAGATGTTGGTCGCGCAAGAGCTATGGCTGAAGAGGCGCAACGAGAAGAGATGGGACGGCGTCGTGGTCGTGGATCGACAATCGTTGCAGGTGCGCTTGGCGAGAAAAAGACAACTGATGGCACACCAACATTGATGGGTTAGACATGGCAAAAGAAGCAGCAGAAATCATCAAGAGATACGATCATCTCAAATACAAGCGAGACAACTGGGACACTCACTACCAAGAGCTTGCCGACTATATGCTGCCTCGCAAGTCTGACGTTGTAAAAAAACGCTCCCGTGGTGAAAAGCGGATGGAGTTAATTTACGATGGCACCGCTTTGCAGTCGATTGATCTCATGGCTGCTTTTCTTCATGGCATGCTTACAAGTGGTGCATCACCGTGGTTTCATTTGGATATCAAAAACGAAGCTCTCAACCGTGACGATGAGGTGCGCGGCTGGTTGCAAGACACAAGTATGCGCATGATGCAGGCGTTTCAGAGGTCAAACTTTGAAACAGAAGTGCATGAAGCGTATGTTGACCTTGTTGTTTTTGGCACAGCCTGCATGTTCTGCGAGATGGACAGAGACAAGCTACGTTTCAGCACACGCCACATATCTGAGTTTTATGTGTCAGAAGATCAGTATGGCATGGTTGACACAGTTTATCGTCTGTATGAGTCAACGGCAGAGCAAGCAGTAGAGCGTTTTGGCTTAGAAAATGTTGGTGACTTTATTCGCAAGACATTTGAGAAAAAGCCTGACGAAGAAGTAGAGATACTTCATGTCGTATCACCACGCACTGACAGAGATGTAACAAAGCCAAACAATCTAAATATGCCGTTTATGTCGGTGTATATTTGTAAAAAATCAGAGATGATAATTAGTGAAGGTGGCTTTGAAGAACTACCATATGTTGTGCCGCGTTTCCTCAAGGCAACTGGTGAGGTGATGGGCAGGTCGCCTGCAATGACGGCATTGCCAGATGTTAAGATGATAAACTTGATGTCTAAGACTATCATTCAAGCTGCTCAAAAGCAGATAGACCCACCATTGCTTGTGCCTGATGACGGGTTCATCTTGCCAATTCGCACACAGCCAGGTGGCCTAAACTTCTTCCGCGCTGGCACAAGAGAGACAATCACTCCGCTGAACACGGGCGCTAACATTCCTATTGGCTTGAGCATGGAAGAACAGCGCAGGGCAGCTATAAGACAGGCGTTCTATATTGACCAGATACTAACGGCAGGTTCTGCGCAGATGACAGCAACAGAGGTCATACAGCGTCAAGAAGAACGTATGCGTGTAATCGGACCAGTGCTTGGCAGGTTGATGAATGAGTTGTTGCGACCATTGATTGACCGTGTGTTTGCTTTGATGCTACGTGCTGATATGTTAGCGGTGCCACCTACGTCTCTGCAAGGCATTGATATTGATGTAGAATATGTATCGCCATTGGCTAGGGCGCAGAAGTCTAGTGGCTTGAACAATACTATGAGAGCGCTTGAAATCTTATTGCCGCTTGCAGAGGGACTGCCTGTTGCAGATCACATTGACCCTGATGGCTTGGTGCGCCATATAACTGATTCACTAGGGGTGCCAAAGGTTACTTTGAAGACCCAGCGTGAAGTCGATCAAATTCGTCAGCAAAGACAGCAAGCGCAACAAGAAGCACTGCAACGTCAGCAAGAGCAAGAAGATGTGGCATCGACAGCACAGGCTGCGCAGGCCGTAAGGATGGTTTCTAAGTGAAGGAAATAGACAAGCTAAAGTTTATGTATCGTGAAACCTTTGATACAGAGCATGGTCAAAAAGTTTTGCGAGACTTAGAGGCGCGTTCAAACTGGCGTGCTTCAAGCTATGTGGCAGGCGATCCTAATGCCACAGCCTTTGAAGAGGG